TTACTGAGGTTGTAGTACGTGCAACAGATACACTGGAAGACCTTGAGCGTAAGGTACGTCTTGCTACGATCTTGGGTACAGTGCAGTCTACTTACACTAAGTTCCCTTATCTACGTAAGGTATGGCAGCGTAACACAGAAGAAGAGCGGTTGCTTGGGGTCTCACTAACAGGGATCATGGACAACCCTCTAATGACAACAAAGAACCAAGGATTGGAGAAACTTCTTGAGCACCTTAGAAAACTTGCTGTCGATACTAATCTGGAGTGGAGCGGTCGCCTTGGTATTCCTAGCAGTGCGGCTATCACTTGCGTCAAACCCTCTGGCACAGTTTCTCAGTTGGTTGATTCTGCTTCTGGGATTCATGCTAGGTATTCTCCTTACTATATACGGACTGTAAGGGGTGACAACAAAGATCCACTGACTAAGTTTATGTCTGACATGGGTGTACCTAATGAGCCTTGTGTGATGAAGCCGGAGACTACTACAGTCTTTAGTTTCCCCCAGAGGTCTCCAGAGGGTGCAGTGGTTACATCTGATATGACTGCCATTGATCAACTAGAGACCTGGTTGGTTTATCAGCGTCATTGGTGTGAGCATAAGCCTAGTGTTACTATCTCTGTACGACCAGAAGAGTGGTTTGAGGTAGGGGCATTTGTCTACAAGCACTTTGATGAAATGTCTGGTGTGTCTTTCCTACCCTACAGTGAGCACACTTATCAACAAGCACCTTATCAAGAGATTGACAAAAAGGCATATGATCTGCTACTATTGAGTATGCCAAAGAATATTGATTGGTCTAAGTTGAGTGAGTATGAAGTAGAAGACAACACCTCTGGTATGCAGACGATGGCCTGTAGTGGTGACACTGGCTGTGAAATCGTGGATATTTAACGTAGCATTAAGGGTGTCCGAAGAGAACTACATATTTTGGACACCCAATAAGGAGACTGACTGATGGCTACTGACGATCACGGAAAGTGTGTGCATTGTGATTTTGATTTAAACGGGGAAAGGGTTTACGACTACTTCTTAAAAGAGTGTGAGGGTGATTGGCAGAAGGCATTAGCTGCAGCTTCTATGTACGGGGCAGGCCCAGATAGAGGTAGGTTTGGTAAAGAGATCTATGTGAAGGGTTACGATACAGACTGGAAGAAACTCCCCCCTTACTTTCAATGCCCTGAGTGCGGAGAGAAATGTTATGACACTAACAAAGGAGTTTAACCCGATGTTCACAATAATTAGTAGGAACAACTGCCCATACTGTTTGAAGGCTAAAGAACTTCTCTCAGGTAATGGTATCTTTTATAAGGAGTTTAATATTGAAGAGATAGAACACAAGTGGTTACTCGACCTAGTAAGGAAGGCAGGGATTAAAACAGTACCTCAAATCTACGATATGTCTGGTCGATATGTTGGTGGATACACAGAACTCAAAGACCTAATTGATAGTCTAGAAGGAAGCTCCCCATGAAAGATGTTACAGTTGTAATTGCCACAGTTTATGACCTTTGGTCTATAGAGGTTATGAACCCCGAATTTGACAGGGTACTCTACAGCGACTACTGGTCCCCTAACGATTCTGAAAGTGGTGTGGGTGGAGAAAAAAGGTTCGCTAAACTCTTAGAGTACCTCGGCCACCAAGTAGAAGTACAAGACACCTATTAATAGTAAACTAGAAGGATAAACAATGTCACGTCAGCAACCCAAGGTTAAGACGGAGCGAGTAGTAACTAAGTTTGATAAGGCTAAAAAGTCTATTGAATTGGTAGCAAAGAACGACAACCAAGACTTCTACATAAAATCCCTAAGGACTAAAGATCAGGTGGTAGTCTTCGGTCCAGCAGGTACAGGTAAGACCTATGTAGTAGCCACAGAAGCAGCCTCTCTGTACCATACTAAGGGTATTAGTCGTATCATCATCACTCGCCCTCATGTAGCTGTGGGTAAAGAGGTGGGGTTCCTTCCTGGTACACTAGAAGAGAAGTGTGCTCCTTGGTCACTACCAGTTATTGATGTACTAGAACGTCACTTGGGTAAGGGTGTGGTGGAGACAGGACTAAAGAATGGGAATATTGAAACGGCCCCTCTCGCTCTTATGCGTGGTCGTAGCTTTGATAACTCTTTCGTTATTGTAGATGAAGCACAGAACATTACTCTGCAGGAGCTTAAGATGGTGCTAACTCGTATCGGTGAAGGTTCTAAGCTAGTTCTTAATGGTGATATTCAACAGTCTGATCTTAAAGAAGGTGATGGGCTGACTAAGATTATCCACTTGATTAAGAAACACTGCCTTGATATCCCTATCGTAGAGTTTACATTGGAGGATATTGTCCGTTCTGGTATTACTAAGGAGTGGGTGAAAGTCTTTACAAAGGAAGGTGTGTAGTATGAGCGATAATGCTCCAAAGGGAAGAAGTGAAGAGTTCTTGGCAGAGATAAGACACAAGTGGCGTCTTAACGATCTAGGTCAGTTGGTAGTGAACAATAAGTACCATACGTCGTCTGAGGTCGGTAGTGTCTTTAAGGGATCGTTGGACGGTAGGGGGTATCGCATCGCCGGGGTGCAAAAGGTTTATCCTAAACTGCACCAGATCGTTTGGTACCTACATACAGGGACGTGGCCTAATCAACCCTTAGATCACATTGATGGGGATAAAACTAATAACCACCCAGATAATCTTAGATTGGTTACCAACAAAGAAAACCACAGGGCTTATCGGAAAAACCATAAAGGCTCTAGTAGTAAGTGGCGTGGCGTATCTTGGTATAAGAGAAACTGTAAGTGGCGTAGCTGTATTCGTGTGGATGATAAGTTGAAACATCTGGGTTACTTTACCTGTCAAAAAGAAGCCGCACTAGCATACAACTACGCAGCCATTGAACACGGGTACTCGCCAGAAGCACTAAACCAAGTGTTTGCAGATGATGAAGTAGAGGTTACATAGTATGACTAACAAAGAGGAAGATATTTACGGGGATCTTGACCCATGGGACTTGTTTGCTAGCAGTTTAGCATTAGGTATAGTATCTGGCATCAGTTGGGAAGAACTTTGGTTTGCCATTAACTTGTCAGAAGACGCAGAACAGTTTGATGCAGCGGTATGGGCTACATGTGAACTTGGTGATATAGTAAAGGAACACAGCAATGGAAAAACCTAACTTTGATTTAATCTCTGATGGTCAGGTGGTAAGAAAAGTTTATCTGAGCTATGCTACTGGGAAAATCATAGACGAATTAGGTTATGAATATCCTCAACGTAGATCAGACAAGTTCTGGGATGATTATACCTTTAAACCTATCTCAGAGAGTGATCAGGAACCAGAAGTGAAAGACAACGTAAACAACCCGTCTCATTACGGGCAGGGGAATATTGAGGCTATCGACTATATTGAGGATATGCTAACAGAGGAGGAATATGTAGGATACCTAAGAGGGAATATCGCAAAGTATCTACACCGCTGGCGCTACAAGAATGGCCTAGAAGACTTGGAGAAAGCCCAGTGGTACCTTAACAGACTAATCGAAACACAAAAGGAATAGAATATGTTTACAGCAGCATTGATCCTGTGCAGTATGACAAATATTACTAACTGCCAAGGTATGAGTTCTCAGAGCATCTATACCACACTAGAAGCCTGTGAAGCACAGAAAGTACAGGCAGAAGATTATTTTAGTGAGCGAGGTATTGTAGTAATGGCATACCGTTGCATTAACTGGGGTTCCCCCGCGTAAGGATATGAGGAGTTACAATGGAATGGTCTACTATATTGGATATAATTATTATCCTTCTTTTGGTGGTCGATATTATAATCTATCATCGGACGTATGGGGTAATTAGGGACGTGTCTATTATCACATCCTATGTGTTCAATTACCTGAAACAAAAAGACGATAAGTTTTAAACAAATAAGGCCCCCACTGGAATTAACCATGGGGGCCTTTTTGTATCTATCAATGTAAAGTTATGCTAGGCACAACCAGCGTCGAAGCCTTTTACGACTACAGACCACTTGTTGATCACTTGTGGTGGGGTACTACCGGAGTACTCTAAGGTGGTCTCTACAGCCTCGTCTATGGGCCTCTCAAGCACCTCACAGATAGCACTATCGGTAGCAGTGTTACTTACCCCTGTCCCTAAAGTACTGCAAGCTGTCAGTAGCATTATTAGGGTCAGAGTTAGGAGTATTCTTGATTGCATCCCTAATGACCTTCCTTTTTGTGTTCTGTAGTTCCTGTAGTTCCAGTTGCAGTTTGTCTCTTTCTGCCGACTGAATATACTGGATCGTGAAGTATGAAATCAAGCAGGCAACCAAAGCAGTCACCACAATAAGAACTACTTTTGATCCAGCAAGTGCACGTAGTATCATCATTCAAACTCTACCCTCTCTTTACTAAAGTATCCTTCTACAGTAGGTTGTTTAAACCCAAAAGCTGCCATAGCAAAGACTGTAAAGGGCCACACTACAATAGAGAGTTCTTCTGTTTGACCTTTGTATCCAAGGTAAACTAAGCACATAAGCAGGCCTACAGATATCTCTCTAGACCAAGTGCGTTTCTTATTTACGGGTTTGGCTTTGTCCATGGTCTCTCCAATCTGGCAAAGACCTTAGAAACTCTATCTTTACCACAAGTGTGTATAGTGCGTAGTTCAATAATGTCGAAACCTTCCAGTAGTACAGTGATACTCAAACCCTGCTCTCCAGGATCTCTATCGAACTGTTTACCTTGTAGTTCCTCTAGACCTGTTTTATCTTTAAACTCTAGGTAATCAGGGAGAATACCAATACCAACTACAGAGAACCTGTCTAACCTACAACCCTCGTTTTTTACAAAGTAGTAGTCAATGTCTACAGCATCCTCTTTCCATATAACCTGTACCTCCCTTACATCTTTATAAGGATCTGGTTCAAGTAATAGACTGACAATAGGTACTGCACTCATGACGAAGATCACCCCAAGCATAGCCCAAGAAGCTAAAAAACTTTTATTAAGCAAGTGCCAATCCTCCACCAGCTATAAAAGCCATTAGGGCTACAATAAGACCTGAGATAATCAACCATGTGAGTTTAGTTAGTACCCCTTCGATATTACTTAGTCTATGCTCTACGTTCTTTCTGTGCACTTCATCTACTGCCCCTTTAGTCTCAATACTGATCACCTTGTTTTTTACAGTAATAATTTCTAACTCTACACTGTCTAATCGTTTATGTAGTGCTTCTCTCCAAGAGTCATCAGTCATCCGTAGAACCTCCGAGGAAGCTCAAAGTGTGGTGCATCAGGGAATGAACCTTTGTATTTACTGTGGAGTAGTTTGGATGTACCTCTCCACTTACGTAGGTCATTAACTTTCCAGTTGCCACCCCAGCGCAATGGAATATTAAGTTCACGAGAAGCCTTAAGGAATACATCACAAACAGGATAGAAGTCATCCCAATCCCAAGATACAGGGTAAGGTACAATATCAATTGCATGTCCTGTGATGTGCCTTGAGTTCATAGTTTGGGATTTACCGGTATTGACGAGTTCCCTCTGCCTTGATACAGAACGTACACCCTCTAGGATAGAGAAGTCATATTCTGTGTGCTCAATAGCATAGTTAGCAATAGCTACCAAGTCAGGGTGAACTCCTTTTAGCTTACTCTTGCTCTTTTTTGAAAAGGTGTATTCCATAAGTTATTCCTTTATTTAACCACACAGACATATGCAGGCTATCATCTTTATATTTAATTAGGAGTCAGGTTTAGTAGGCCAAACTACATTGTGAGGTGCTCCGGGTTGGTCCGTTATATCCCTAAGATCTTTCCTGTATTTAACCCAACTAAGGTTAGACTTTCTAGGACTGTCATTAGTTTGGGTCCAATCACTCGCTGACAAAAGGGCATACCTTTTTTGTCTAACTTTAAACCAAGCCTCTTCTAACTCTTCCTCTGGGTAATCTCCCTCTTTAATAGGAACTACCTG